TAGAGGATATGAATGTCATTGTTTTAGATCGGTTGAAAGACTGGTTGAAACCTGTTCTGCCTGCATAAAGGATGTGCCAAAGCGTGAAACCAAAAAACTTGAAAAAGAGTAGAACGGCTTTGATTGATGGTGATATTTGTGCGTATCGGACGGCTATCTTGACGGAAAAAGAGGGAGGCGATGAACTAGATGTTCAAGAACTGGTACGTAGTATTGTGCGCACGTGGACCTCCGAATCTTTCTGTGAGAAAATTATTGTAGGCTTGTCTTGTCCAAGAGATTTCGGGTTCCGAAGATTGTTATCTCCAGAGTATAAAACTAATAGAGATGATCTGGAGAAGCCGGAGTTTTTATCTTGTGCATTTCAAGGTCTCAAAAAGGCCTTTCGATGTGTAGCAATACCTTCTCTTGAGGCAGATGATGTGCTGGGAATCTTAGCTACTAATGGTAAGGTTCAGAATCCAGTAATCATAACGATAGATAAAGATCTTAAACAAATTCCGGGGTGGCATTATAATCCCGATAAGGATGATTTTCCGGTAAGGATTACTGAAGAAGAAGCCGACTATTGGTGCGCTCTTCAGTGTCTTACAGGTGACTCCACCGATAATTATAAGGGCATTACAAAGTGTGAAGCCTTTCCTCGTGGGGTGGGGCCTAAAACTGCGGAGAAAATCCTAAAGGATAGGGAGAATAATGAGACTTTATGGGACGCGGTAAGAAAGGCCTATAAGAATGCCGATCTTTCCGACGAATATATGCTTATTCAGGCTCATTTAGCCCGTATTCTAAGAGCATCGGACTGGGATTCCGACGCTAAGAAGCCAATAATGTGGGATTTGGCTTAATCTAGGCGTTTTTCTCACACTACAGAACAGATCAAACCTCCTTTCGTAAAGGAACTAGCATGGAACCATATATTTGGGTTCATTTTTACTTCCCTAAAGGTCTCATTGGGCATATCTCTTCGTGGTGCGGCCATAGCAGATTTGGCCACGTCACTTTTGAGATAGGACCGGGGGCCTTGTATGAAATTCCTATTTGTGGTAAGACACGATGGATTCCGGCGTGGAAATACAAACAACTCAGACCGCCCGACCGCACTCTACAGATTAAAGCACCCTTTACAGAAGAATTCAGTAATGATACTCAAGGGTTGATCCACTGGAAACATGAATGGTTCAAAACTGTCTTGAATTTCTTAAAGGGAGAGACCCCTGTTAATTCCAAGAATTGCCTAACAGCCACCTTAGTTGCACTAAAGGCTTGCATGGGCCGTCCTTTAGATTCTACTGTCGAAACGGTAGATGACTTGTATACTGCCTTGCTAAAGGGCGGTTCGATGGTTTGGTATTAAGGAGCAGCATGAACAATTTTCCGATTATTGATGATCAACTTTTAGAGTCATTGGAGAGAGTCTTTCCTGTTTTGCATTACAATCACGAAAAAACTACATACGAAGACTGGGTATTTAACAGCGGTGCTCGTAGTGTATTAGAGAAATTAAGACTAATTCAATTGAGACAATCGTCAAACAAACCGTCAGACCAACGAAATATAAAGAAGTAGGTGAAAATAATGGGATCACTATTTGGACCGTCGATTCCCGATGTGCCGCCTCCGAAGGAGGATGATGAATTGGAGAAAGAGAATATTCGTGCTTTGGTGGCGTTACAGAAAGCCAGAGAAGGCCGAGAAAGTTTGAAACGACAGAGTATCTTTATTCCTAATACGTAATGATGAAAACTTTTAAAACATTAGAAACACGTTATGAACACCTGTCTCGTGCACGGCAAAATAAACTGGAACGAGCATATCAATGTGCTGAGATTTCCATACCTTCGTTATTGCCACGAAGCGGTAGGTCTCAGAGCGTGTCCCTTCCAATTCCTAATCAAGCTATGGTGGCCAGAGGGGTAGTTCGGCTGGCCGCACGTCTGACTTCGGCGAATCTTCCCGCGAATGATATCCCTTATTTTACCTTTTATATCAATGATTTTGTTGATGATCCTGATATCAGCGTTGTAGAGCAGGCCCTTGAGAGCCGAGAAAGACGAATCAGACGACGCTTGGCAGGGTCTAATCTAAGGTCTAAGATTTTTCAAGCGTATAAGTTTCTAATCGTAGTAGGGGAATGTTTGATTCAAGAAATAGATTCTATTTCTTTTAAGATTCATCGGTTAGATAGATATGTTGTTCGTCGAACACCAGAAGGAACGCCGTTTGAAATCATTCTTCAAGAATGGGTAGACGTAGAGGCTCTTGAACCGTCTATACAATCGAAGGTGGCTTCGGGTACCAAGTCTCCGAATATCCATGATGAAGATGCAGAGCCGTTGTATACTCAACTTCTATGGTCTCCTGAAGAAAAAGTCTGGAAGGTTAAACGAGAACTTCGTGGAATAGATATCGACGATGCTCCTCCTGAATATGAAATTCTTCCATATTGGATTTTTACATGGAATCTGGAGGACGGAGAAGACTATAGTACGTCTCTTTGCGAAGAAAACTTTGGAGATCTGTTGACTTTGGACTCGCTTACTTCGTCGCTTATTGATGTGGCGGCGATGGTAGCAGAGCATAGAACTTTCGTGGATCCTACAGGGCTTACCGAAGTACAGGATTTAGTCGAAAGTGAAAACGGAGATTACGTACCCGGTCGGGCGCAGGATTTGTTTCTTTTAAATCTTGGTTCTGTTCAAGGCCTACAGGTTACCGCGGAAGCGGTGAATATGTGGAAGAGAGACATTGCGCAAACCTTTTTGTTAGGCTCATCGTCTCGCCGAGATGCAGAACGAGTGACGGCCGCGGAGGTTCAACTTGATGCGGTGGAACTAGACCAAGCGTTGGGCGGTGTTCTATCTTTGCAGAACCGTCAACTTATTCCTCCCATTGTGGAGCGAACAGCAAGCCTGATGGTACGGCAGAAACTCCTTGAAGATTTGGATATTGGAACAAAAGATAATTCTTTGATTAAAATTAAAGTTAGATCTGGTCTTGATACTATTTCACGTGAGGTGGACCTACAACGATTGAAACAAATGGGTATTGATTTTGTTCAGATTCCTGAATTACGATCACAGATAAACTGGAATGAGTTTTCCAAGCGATATGTAACTAACATTGGTTTGAACCATGTTGGCCTAGTGTTTACTCAAGAAGAATTGGCACAGCAACAGCAAGCGCAACAGCAGCAACAGTTGTTGGATCAAGTTCAGCAACAAGGGATACAGTCGGCTGGGAACATTACTGAGGCTCAGGGTCAGGCACAAGCCCAAGCCCAAGCACAGGCGCAACAGCAGGCCGCTCCTCAATGACTGAAAGGAAACGAAAATAAAATATATACTATATGACGCGGATCCTCCATTGGAATCCCAAGGAAGTGCTCAGGGGTCAGCCCCAGAGGCACCTAAAGAAACACCAGCGATTAATTCTCTTGACCATGAAGCGGACATGTTCCAAAAATGGGCTGAAAACAATCCTGATCTTATTCCCGAAGAGTTTGCAGGGAATGCAAGTAATTTTGCCGACGCATGGAAACATTTGAGAGCAGATTATACACGTAAGACACAAGAACTTTCGTCTCTTAAGAAATCCGGTATGGATACGGGAAAGCCGACCAACAAGGCAGAAGGTCAGGAAGGCAAAGAAGAGTCTGGTAAACTGGAAATTCCCGTTAAGAAAGAGGAAGCAAAGCCGGAAGAATCGGGTAAGGTTGATTGGTCTAAGATCATGTCTACTGATCTTTCTCAGGGTTTGGACGAGGATACCAGTAAGATTCTTGTCGAAGGTTTAGGAATTCCCGAAGAGTTGCTGGGGAAGGTTATGGCAGGCCAACAGGCACTTCAGCGTGAGCAGCGCAAGGTGGCCGCAGAGTTGGTCGGTGGTGAGCATGTCCTTAATGCGGCAGTTCAATACGCCGTAGAGCATTATTCTCCCGAAGAAATTAATGACATGAACCAGCAGCTAATGGGTCCCAACTGGAAACGATCTTTGTTGGGTCTTGTTGCCGAGGCACAGCAGGCTGTAGGGTCAACCAAAGAACCCGGACATGTTCAAACAGCAGGCGGTGGTCCTGTCAGTGCCCGCCCATTCGAGAACAATAAAGAAATTTCTGCGGCGATTAATGATCCTCGATATAATCAGGATTCAACCTATCGTAAGCAGGTGGAGGAAAGGTTGAAAATCACACAGTCAACTCAAGGTCTTCGTGTTGATAAACGAAGATAAAATTTAGTTGTCCCGTCGCTCTGCGGTAGAGCAATCAATCCACAATTGATGTGTTGCAGGTTCGACTCCTGTCGGGACTTTTAGTTGTTTAATCTTTTTGTGGTTTATTTAGTTTAGGGCACGGCCTGATGATACCCCGATGTATCCCCAGCACCGACTGTAAATTAAATAAATTACGCTCTTCGTTAGACCGGGAAAACCCGAACATGGTTCGGATAATTGGAACGACAATCTAATGGACGGCAGAAGATGTTTTATATTCTTTTGTTTAATTCATTGGAGATGACAAGTGTCTGTAACTAGTCCTATTCGTTGGGGCAAAGATGGTCCCAACGGTAATTTCGATGACATGTGGCTTCCGTTATTCGGGGGCGAAGTCATCGCTGCTTGGGAAAGATTTAATCTTTTTCAAGACAAAGTTCGGACCATTGTTATGCCTTCTGGGAACGAAAAGAAATTCCCGAAGACGTGGCGTATTGGTTCCGAATATCACGAGGTAGGCGTTGAACTGCTTGGCCTCGACATGGAGACCAAGGAAGTAACGATCACACTGGATGATCGTCCGTTGGTGTCCCATTTTGAGCTTGATGATGTAGATTTGGCAATGTCCCATTTTGAAGTTCGCAGTCAAATTGCGAAAGAATCAGGAATGGAACTTGCGCGTAACTTCGATAAACAGTCTGCAATTCTTTTGTTGGGTGCGGCCAGAACCGCTGCTTCGGGATCTTTCCCCGGCGGTACTAACTCGGTAGATCGAAATACTACAGGGTTTGGTGATTTGCAAACTATCGGCCGAGCCGGTGCAGTAGCAACTCTTAATGCTATTGAGAATTGGCTGATCTATAGAGAAGATAATGATATTCCTAATGAGGAAGGTAATCTTTTCTGTGCGGTTTATCCGGGGATGTGGTATGCCTTGAAGAATCTTGGTATGCCTCAAACTTCCACTGAAGTAAGTAACGGATTGACTCCGGTATTTCAACATCCTGATTTCAATCCTCGGTCCAATACGATTGACCAAGGTGGGCCGATCAATGCACCTCTGTTGTATAATGGTGTTCAGATTTTCCGAACAAGTAATCTTCCCGGCTCTGTAACCAACAATACTATTGTTGGAAGCAATATTACTACTGGTCCGACTCGGTACCAAGGTAATTTCACAACCACTGCTGGGGTATGCTGGTCTCCGGAGGCTATTGGTCGTCTTATTCTTATGGGAATTAAGACGGAAACTGAACGATCGGTTCGTAGAGGTTCCGATTTTACTGTAACTAAGATGCTTACCGGCGGCGGAACGCTGCGTCCGGAAGTTGCTTATGAACTTAAGACTGCGTAAGGAGACAATAGATTATGCCGTTTTCAGGTTTTGATACTGAGGGATATAAAAATCCTTTTTCTGAGGTGGATATTGGGGATAAAGTGGTTAGGGTCGAAGCACAAGTAACAACGATTACTTTGGCTGATCAAGAAGTTTATGTATTGGGTGATCCCGCAAAGCCGGGTACTTATTATGTACAGTTCGATCAGTTTCTTGGTATCTTTGGACATGATGGTGAATCGACAATTTTGCTTAATTTTGGGGATGCTGCTCACTTTGATATAGCCGTTGGTGTTGATGCTAATATTGTTCTGCGAGTTACTGGGACTGCACTAGAACTTGTTAATGATCTAGGTGGCGGTGTCGCTAAAGAAATTCGCATCTGGCGTCTCTAATACTACCATGATGTGATGAGCCTGTGTGGCTCATCGGTTCCTTTCGGGCCGTCTTTGGGAAACTAAAGGCGGCCTTTTATGCGTAAGAAGACAACTGTAATTCGGCGTAAACCCAAGCACCGTTTTGGGCAGTGGAAGATACCCAGAGGGGTAACTGTTACAACGTTTGCGGCATCGTCCCTGAGCGATGGGCAAGAAAGACAGTACGGAGATTCTTGGGCTTATCCCAACCGTCTATTGGCGGGAGAAGAAGATACGAGAAATAAACAATGATCTATAGTCGTTTGGAAGCTGTCAATCAAATGCTAATGGCAGCCGGAGATTTTCCAGTAAACTCTTTGGCTTCTGATGGGGTGAATGAAACAACCATTGCCGAGACCATTCTTGAAGATTCAAGTATTCGTGCACAGTTGACGGGACTTCATTCCAACACAAGAATTTCAACTTATGTTCCGGACGATAAGGGACGAATTATTCTTCCTAGCAATCTTCTAGCGGTGGACTCAGAGGGTACTAGTTTAGGTCGTGATGTTACTGTAGTAAGAGATGGTTCGACTATTATTCTATATGATCTTGACAAGCAAACTTCCGTATTCACGGACAGTATCAAACTGAAACTTGTTCTAAAGTTGGAGTTTGAAGATTTGCCGTCGGCCATTCAGGCACAAGTTATTGACAGCGCTGCAAGAGAATATCAAATTAGGACCCTCGGAGACCCCGCAAGAGACCGTGCTTTGTCAGAGAATTCTTTTCTCTCCAGAGCAAGAGGACGTGCAGCAGACATGCGGCAGAAGGATGCTAATATATTCCGAAGCCAATCTTTGACTGCTAAGCAAGCCCACAGAAGGGACCAAAGGTATCTCTGGTAATGCCCTTTACTCCTATTGTACTTCCTCCGCCGTTCGGCGGGGTATCTCGTCAAGCGGGATCTTCTAGGTTTGCGCATCAGGTCGAAGAAGCAGATAACTGTTTATTGACGATTACTCGTGGTGCTGAAAAGCGGGCTGGCTCTTGGTTTATACCCGCCAGCGGTACAGTAGAAGGTGACTTGGATGTTGCGTTTCCGATTAAAGATCATTTCATCCATTTTATTGAGAGAGATATTGATGAACGTTTTATTCTTCTTATTGATCCGACAAATGTAGCCGATCCTGTAGAAGTTTATGATCTGAATGGAACAAAGCAGACAGTAATTTATTCTGATCCTTTTATTATATCTTATTTGACTTCTGGTATTACCAATCCTAAAACAGAATTAAGAGCGTTGACTGTTACTGATGCGACTTTTATTTTAAATAGAACAAAAGTTACAGCCCTAAAGGGAGCCAAGATTCAGTATCAAAACACGGGAGCCGGAGATTTCGTTCATAATAAATCGAACACTAGAAACGTAAAAATTTGGGAAAATATTACCCAGCCGGCTACCGCTGCTGATGTAACATCAGCTCCTTTTGAGCCTATTGCTACTGTTGGTTTTAGTTGGTATCTTCGAGAGGATTCTCCGGGACATTTTTCTGGTTTCTATCGTGCAATATCGAGCCAAGATGCTCCTTGGTATGAAAGAGTCAGAACAGAGGCGGCCAACTCCGAAATTGATGAAACAACCATGCCTGTTCGTATGGAC